CAGGAGGCCATCGAGGCCAACATCGAGGGTATCGCCAAGGGCCAGATCCTGGTCGTGGATGAATAACCTTTAGTTTTTGTGGGGGGCCTTATGGCTAATACACTTACCAATTTGATGTACACGATCCTGGCCCGCGGGCTCAATGTCCTGCGTGAGACGGCAATCATGCCGCAACTCGTGAACCAGGGCTATTCACTGACCCCGGCCCGGAAGGGCCAGACCGTCAACGTGCCTTACAGCAAGGCAAAGACGACCTATGACGTGACGCCCAGCAACACGCTTTTGAGTCCGGCGGATTCGGCGCCTGCGACCATCCCCATTGCATTGAACAACTGGAAGGGGGTGAACTTCTACCTGACGGACAAGGAGCGGACCCAGATCATGAAGGAAGACAATTTCCTGCCCCTGGAGACGGCAGAGGCCATGCGGGCACTGGGTAACGTGGTCAACAGCAATCTGCTGAGCCTGTACACCAAGGTCTACGGGTACGTGGGCACGGCCGGGACCACGCCGTTTAGCAATTCCACGGACAGGACCGCGACCAAGGACGCCACGTTACTGGCCACCAAGCTCAACGACCAGCTCTGTCCCAAGTCGAATCGTCAGGCAGTGGTGGATAGCGCCGCCGAGGCCGAGATGTTGGCCCTGCCCCAGTTTGCGAACCTGGACAAGTCCGGTGACAGTCAGGTGGTGACCGAGGCCACCATGGGGCGCAAGTACGGCTTCAACTGGCACAGCGAGAACGCCATTGTCACACATACGGCCGGGGTGCCGGGCGGCACGCCCCTGGTCAACGGGGCGCACGCTGCTGATGCGACGGCTCGCTCCGACACCCTGGCGGTGGACGGCATGACCATCACCACGGGGACCTATCTGGCCGGCGATGTTATTACCGTGGCTGGCCACAGTCAGACCTACACGGTACTGGCCGACGCCACGGCCAACGGTTCTGGCGAGGCGACCTTGAGCATCGCACCGGGCCTGCAGGCCGCTGTGGCGGACAATGCGGCGGTCACGCTCAAGGCCAGTCACGTGGTCAATCTGGGCTTCCATCCCCAGGCCTTTGCCCTGGCGACCGCTCCGTTCGAGGCCGACTTGAACGACAATCCCAACGTGTGGCTCAAGGACCCTGTGACCGGCCTGGTGGTGCGCCTGGAGATCATGCGGCAGTACAAGCAGACCGTGTGGGAGTTCGACATCCTCTGGGGCAGCGAATGTGTCAGGCCCGAGTTCGCCTCCCGTTTGGCTGGTTAGTCAGATTCCTGATTCAGATCAACACAAGGGCGGCATCACGCCGCCCTTTATTCTAGTTCCGAAAGGAGTGTTACCGTGAGATCAGTTATCAATCCCACCGTCGAAGTCCTGGGCCCTGCCGGAAAGATTGTCATCGACGAAGGCGATCTGGAAGCCTACCGGGCCCGTGGTTACCAAGTCTCCGGTGAACAGGCCTCTGGCACGGAGTCCGGGAACGAGGGCAGCGCAGACACCGAGACCCAAGAGTCAGTCTGCCTGGCCGACTTGACTGTCCCGGAGCTGAAGGAAAAGGCCGCTGCGCTGGGAATCGAAGGCTACGCCAATATGAAAAAGGCGGAGCTGGTCGAGCAAATCCAGGTCAAGCTCGCTGCAACTGAGTAGTCGCACGCGGAGGGACTTATCATGGCTTTGATCGTGGAAGACGGCTCAGCCAAGAGCGATGCCGAGAGCTACATCTCGGTGGCTGATGCAGATACGTACCACACCAGCTACACTGGCTCTGCCGACTGGAGTGGCGCCAGTGAGGCTGCCAGGGAGATCGCCCTGCGCAAGGCGACACTGTATTTGGATCTGAGGTGCCAGGGCAAGTGGCTGGGGGCACGTTACACCGAGGATCAGGCACTGGCCTGGCCCAGGATGAACGTGCCAGACCAGGACGGCTTCCTATATGCCGTCGACGAGATCCCTGTTGCCCTGAAGCGAGCCACAGCTGAGGCGGCCCTGCGCGTAATCGCAGGCGACGATCTGCTGGGGGTAATCACCGAGCCCGGAACGGTCGAGGGAGAATCAGTCAAGGTTGGCCCTGTCACCGAGACCATCAACTACGTCGGCGGTAAACCCAGCAGCTACGTGTACCCCAAGATCGAGGCTTTGATCCAGGGCTTGATCGATGACTGTAGCACTGTGTCGAGGGGGTAGCCTGTGGCGCTGTCGGCGGCAAGAACCTTGAGGATCTTGACCAAATATGGCTACGACGTGTCGTTTCGCACCTATGCGTCCAGCTCGTATGAGGTGCTCAATGGCAAGACCACCAAGGGGGCTGCCACGGATCACACGGTCAAGATCTTGGAGCCCTATGGCAAGGCCAGCTCGCCGGTCGAGAGTTTCGATTCACAAACCGGGGTCAGGCAGGCCTGTGCCTTTACCATCGCATCGCCATCGGGACTCACGTTCACGCCCAAGATCGGTGTGGAGATCATCGAGACGGACAGGACCTGGCGAATCACAGCCATGACCGAGATCGCCTACAGGGGATCGGTGATCCTGTATGAGTTCGCCATCGCATCGAAGCCGGCCCTGGATGCAGGTGTGTTCGGTGCTGACGGATACGGGGGCCAGGAGTATGACAGTTAGTTTTTTTATCAACAATAGAGGCAATCAGGCAGTCAGGTGACACCAACCCAGTTCAATTTGGCAGTGCAGAGGCACATCGACGACACGTTCGGCTCGATGCTGGCTGACGTTCAGCAGCAGCTCTGCATGGAGGCTCTACGCCGCGTGGTACAGAAGACCCCCGTGGACACGGGCCGGGCCAAGGGTAACTGGCAGGTGGGCGTCGGCGAGAGCCCTGCAGGAGAGCTTGACACCACAGATCCGGGCGGAGAGGCGACCATCCAGAAAGGCAATGCCAAGATTAAGGGCCTCGGTGCCTTTGGGACCTGTCACATCACGAACAACCTGCCCTATATCGTGGGCCTGGAGGACGGGCACAGCGCCAAGGGCAGTCACATGGTCGAGAGCACCTTGAACGAGTTGGCGGAGACACTGCTATGAACATCTCCGAGATCCATAGCGCCGTTCGCTACGAGTGGAAGAACCAGATCGCGGACCCCCAGGGCCTGTGGACTATATACGACAACTCGGACATAGCGCCACCGGTGGACGGTCGCAACTACTGCAAGCTCGATGTCATCGCTGACGACACGCGCCGGATCACCATTGGCGTCAAGCAGTATCGCACAGTCGGGCTGGCCGTGGCCAAGCTCTTTTGTGCTTCGGAGGCAGGTGACGGCGAGTTGCTGGAGATAGCCGCTGCGGTCGAGGTCGCATTCAGAGACGAGACCTTATCCGGCGTCAAATTCAAAACACCGCATACCCGGACCATAGGAAAGATCACCAAGGCCGGCAATGAATATCAAGTCAATGTCTACATCCCGTTTGATGCGGAAGACAGTTAAGGGGGCAATCAATGTCTGACACAAACAGAACTCAACTCGCTTACATCGCCGAGTCTACCTGGGGCACGCAGGTCACTGGGAGCGCCTTGCAGCTCCTGCGCATTACAGGCGAGAGCCTGAAACAGGAAAGCTCCATGTCTGAAAGCGGCGAAATCCGCTCTGACCGACAGGTGTCCGACATCCGGCGCACGCGCATCCAGGCCTCTGGCGGATTCAACTTTGAGCTGAGCTATGGCACCTATGACGATTTTCTGGCAGCGGCCCTGCAGGCAGCGGCCTGGGGAACCGCTGAGACGGTGACGGCGTCCACGATCAGTTTTGCGGCCTCGGGCAACACGATCAGCGACTCGGGCAGTGGATTCGGATCTCTGGTAGCGAACCAGTGGGTCAAGATCAGCGGCGCGACCAACTCCGCCAATAACGGCTTTTTCAAGATCCTCACGGCGGCGGCTGGCTCGATTACCGTGTCCGGGGGCACTTTGGTCGATGAGTCGGCAGGCCAGTCCGTTACGGTCCTGCAGGGTGGGCAGATCGTCAACGGTCAGACCTTGACCAGTTTCAACCTGGAACGCGGGTACACGGACCTGACCAACAAGTTCGCGCTGTTCCTGGGCATGGCGATCAACGGCCTGTCGCTCAATGTTCCGTTGGAGGGCCGTTTGACCGGATCGTTTGATCTTTTAGGGGCTGGGGAGTCGTCTGTGTCATCTTCGGGCGGTACGGGCTATACCGCGGCCACGACAACGCCGACCATCGTTGACGCTGAAGTGGTCAGTCTGCTTGAGAATCAGGCAGCCATGACGATCAGCAACTTTAGCTTCAACCTGACCAACAACCTGCGTGCCCGGATGAGAGTTGGTAGCGCAGGCGTGCTTAGTTTGGGCTCGGGTGCAATCGGGGTCACTGGTAGCCTGTCCGCCTATTACAGCGACGAAACGCTGTATGACAAGTACCTCAACGAGACCGCGTCGGCCTTGGCACTACCGATCACAGACAGTGCCGGCAACAGCTATCTGATCGACCTGCCTGCGGTCAAGTACACCAACGGCCAGAGGACGCCGACCGGCCCCAATGGAGATTGTTTCGCCGAGATGCAGTTCGGCGCCTATCGCGACTCAAGTGAGGACGTGACGATTCGTATGGCAAGATTTGCAGCTTAATGGAGTGACACATGAAACTTAATGCTTTACGCGCTGACCTGGACAAGGAGCGCAATGGAGCCTGGGTGCCCTATCAAGGTGGCATCCTTCTGAAGCTCGCCCGCCTGGGCAATCCGAACTACCGGGATGCCATTGCCCGGATCATTGATGAACGCAAAGTGCAGCTCAATGTCAAAGAGTTGTCTGAAGAGCAGATGCTTGACGTTCAGAAAGAAGCCGCGTCCCAGACGGTCTTGCTCGACTGGGAGAGCGTCGAAGATGAGCAGGGCAAGCCTATCCCCTACTCAAGCGCAACAGCCCTGGAGTGGTTCCGGGACGAAGAGCTGTGGCGGCTGTGGAATTTCATTCTCTATGAGTCGGCAGGTGAAGAGCATTTCCGCAAAGCACTCATTGAGGACGCAGCGGGAAACTAACTGCCGCGCTGCGGTGGCAGCTCGAATGGGGGCCACATGTAGCAGTGCTGCAGAAACGGGCCGAGCAGGGCCTTGACACGCCTGCTTGGGATAACCGGCCAGAAGTCAAACAGGAGTACCAATGGATCTTTGAAGGGTTCCTGGTTTTAGGGCGCAAGCGGCAATGTAACGGCATGGCAGTCAATCCACTGAGCATGTCGGACATCATGGCGTATCTCGACCTGACGGGAGTCAAGGACATCAATACCAGACTGATGTTTTTTGAGCTGGTATCGGAATTGGACACAGAGTTTTTGGAATGGAGTCGTAACGGTGAGCACGATCCGCGAAGCGACACTAAGCCTCAAGATTGACGCAACCGGTGCCCAGATAGGGGCTGGTCAGTACATAGGGGCTACCCAAAGGGTGACAGGGGCGACTACAGCTGCTGGCGCGTCTATGGGGGCGCTGCAGAGACGTCTTGTGGCCCTGGTTGGTGCTTATGCGGGCCTGCGCACAATCAAGCATTCCATTAGAGACTTTGCTGATTTTGAGCAGCAGATGGCCAACGTCTCTACCATGCTCAACAAGCAGACCATGCAGTACCTGCCTGCCTATTCTCGGCAGATGCGGGAATTGTCTGTGCGCATGGGCGAAGACACCCAGAGCCTGTCCAAGGGCCTGTACGACATCCTGTCCGCGTCTATCGACGCGAGCAAGGCCATGGATGTGCTGGAGGTTTCTGCCCGGGCGGCTACTGCCGGCATGACCAATACCGGCGTGGCAGCGGATGCCATCACCACGGTCTTGAACTCTTACGGCATGTCCGCGGACAAGGCGGCGGACGTATCCAGTGACCTGTTTGAAACGGTCCAGCGAGGTAAGACCACCTTTAGCGAGCTGGCCCAGCACATCGGCAAGGTGGCAGCCCTGGCATCGTCGGCGAATATGCCGTTGGAAGAGCTGCTGGCGACCATCTCGACCCTGACACGGGCCGGCATGAGAACAGACATTGCCATGACGGGTGTGCGCGCCATCCTCAGCACATTCATGAGCCCCACTGCCGAGGCGGCAGATGCAGCTATGCAACTCGGTCTGAACCTGCGTGAGTTGACCCAAGAGGGCATCAACATGCAGGAAGTCTTTGAAAAGCTCAGTCGTCTGGAGGCCAGCGACCTATCCAGAATCTTTGGCAATGTGCGCGGCCTGTCTGCCATGGCAGCGGCCATGAAGCAGGTCAGTGGGCATGCTGCGGATGTGGCTTACATCACCGAGACCTCGGGCGCTGATGTTGAGGCGTTCGGTAAGATGACTGAGACGTCCCAGCATCAGTTCGACCGGTATACAGAGTCTGCTAAAGAGCTGCGCCGGGTCTTTGCTGAAGACCTAGCCCCAGCGGTTGGGGATATGGCCAAGGCCTTTGCGGACATGGCCAAGAAGGGCTCGAATTTACGAAAGCTGGTAAAGACGCTCGGCGAAGCGGCTGGCGATGCTGCCAGGGTCAGCGCAAACCCGGCTGACATCGCCCAGGAGCTTTGGCAGACAAGTAAGCTTAAAAAGGCCGAGGAAACCATTGAGGCCTACGAGACGCTACAGCAGGGAATACCCAATGCGTTTTTAACAAACCCACGGTATGGCTTCGAGCAGGCAGAGAACGACAAGAAGACTCTTGCCCGCATGAGGGACGGGTACGAAAAGGCCCTTGCAGAACGTGATTACCTGCGTAGGGAACTAGGGATCGTTCAGCCATCCCGGTCTCAGAGGGGCAGGAGAGCGCCGGCTGAAGACCTCCCCCATGCGGGATTCATAGGCCCAGCAGCCACAGGGCAGAGCCTGGGCATTGGTGATTACTCCCAGGGTATCCCCCCAGCTCCCCCATACGGTCCTCAGCAGGGCACAGGCACCCAGAGCAAGCAGATCCTTACGAGCGAAGTGGACCTGTACATCGACTCCATCAGGGAAGAGCGCAGGCAGCTTGGCCTGAACAATATCGAACGCGAGCAGGCCATTGCCCTGCAGCAAGCTGAAGTCATGGCCCGGAGCGAGGGCAAGAAGGTGACAGAAGAGCAAGCGTCCCTGATCAAGGCAGAGGTCAAGGCCCTGGAAAAAGCCAAACGGCTTGCGTCCGTGGGGCACGAGATCGGCAATGCCTTTGCGCAGGGTATTGGCAAGTCCATCCTCTACATGCAGGACCTGGGCGACGCGGCCAAGGCCGTGGGCAGGCAGATCATAGAGATTGCCATTCAGTCCGCTATCCTGCAGCCGGCAGGGGAGGCCCTGGGCGGCGCAATTACTGGTGGCCTGGGGACATTGTTTTCGCCAACTCCCAACGCTTTGGGCAACGTGTTTTCAATGGGCAGTGTTGTCCCCTTTGCCAAGGGTGCTGTCTTTGACAAGCCCTTCATGTTTCCCATGTTCGGAGGTAGGACCGGCTTGGGCGCAGAGGCGGGCCCTGAAGCCATCATGCCCTTGAAGCGTGGGCCTGGTGGGCGCTTGGGCGTGGAATCTGGCGGCGGCACTGTGGTCAACCTTGACAGCGAAGTCAAGATCATCAATCAGTCCGGTATTCGCCTGGAGCAGAAAGGCAACCCGGTGCGTGACGGCAACCGTATGACGACAACCCTTATAGCCAAGAACATCATGGACGGCGGTATGGTGTGGAGCGCCATAGCCAGCAAGTTAGCGCAGGGGAGGTACTAGCGTGTACACGTATCCGACACTTGACGAGACCGGGACGCTGCACCTGCCCGAGATGGAGGATTGGGACGAAGGGGCCAGTTTTGACCCCACCTACCGCAGCCCCAAGCAATCGGGCCTTGAGAAGACCTACCCGATGGTCTCGTGGGTATCGGATCAGTGGGCCTTTCGCTATCGGTATCTACCGAACGCCGACAAGGAGTTGCTGTGGGATTTTGAGAGGGCAGTGCTGTTCGGGTCCGAAACCTGGGCCTGGGTACACTTTGAGACCAGCGATATATATGGCGTTCGTTTTGCAAAGGAGATCGAGTTCAAGCGAGAGACCGACCGCGGCGGGACGTGGAATGTATTTGTTGTGATCAAGCAGGCCGTGCCAGAGATCACCGATGCAGACGCATACGGGGCAGGAGCTTATGGCAGTGACGTATACGGATCGTAGCTGTTTTATTAATCGTGAGCGCTTCATAACAGAGGCAAGGAGAATCCTAATGAGTGGAATCACAAAGAAACTTGGCGTCAAGGAAAGACTGTTAATCGGAGGCCTTCTGCCGGATCGCGGTTCGATTGCGGACCTGCGCATACTGCGCGAGTTGGAAAACGAGATCAGTTTCTCGCAGGACGAACACCAGCAGCTCAATATCAAGAATAGCGGCGGTCTCATGACCTGGAACGACAAGGGCGACACAGATAAAAAGGCCATCCAGTTCTGTGACCGGGCCGTTGCGCTTATATCCGAGAAACTCAAGGAGCTGGACAAGCAGGGCCAGCTCCACAAGGACTTTATCGACATCTGGACCATGTTCGTCACCGACAAGGAAGACGAGAAGGCCCAAAAGAAATAAGGGGGTAACACATGGGAGCAGTCACACTACCGAATCCTGGCGGCGACTTAAACGTCTGGGGTACGAAGCTAAATACGTTCCTTAGCGAGAACGTCTTTGACTCGGACGGCTACCTCTCTGACCCGGTGCTGGTGCAACAGTACCTCCAGCACCGGGGCGATGCTGATACGCAGATCGAGTTCGATACCGACTTGATGAAGTTGCACGTCGGTGGTGTAGAGATGCTCCGCCTACTGGAAGACGGCACCCAGGACAAGGTCTGGATCAACCCGGCAGCGGTCGATGTGGATACGATCATCTCTGCGCTTGGGGCTGCCAGTGCTTTGTTTGTGCAAGGCAGTACCGGCAACGTCGGGATTGGAACGGCGAGCCCAGCCAAAAGAGTGGGATACGGTTATCCGTGGTTGCATATTAAGTCCGCTGCTCCTGGTATCCATCTAGAGGATTCGGACGCTTCAACCAGAAGCAGGTATATTGATAACAACAACGGCGCCTTGGAATTTGGGGAAATGTCGAGTGATGGAAGTTCGTCGGTTCCACATCTCACCGTGGCTCATTTAGGCAAGGTCGGTATTGGATATACGGCACCGGAACAACTTCTACACGTTCGTTCTACCACCGGCAATGCCTACATATTGGCTGATACAAGCTCTGGGGGTGGAAATGCGGGACTTATACTTGAGTCTGATGACAGTCAGCAATGGCTTCTATATACACCAGACACTAGTAATGACTTCCGCATCAATTCCGACTCGACCGATTACTTTACTATCGATACATCCGGCAACGTCGGTATCGGCACAGGGAGCCCAGATAGTTCGTCAGGGCTCACACTTGAAGTTGCCAACGACACAGCGGCGAAAATAATCCTAAACAATACGAACGCAAGTGGTGTCAAGTGGGCGCTCTCATCCTCATCAACGGGGAATCTGGGGTTCTACGATTATGACTCAGCCGCGTATAGAATGGCCTTTGATGATTCAGGGAACCTCGGTATAGGAACGGTCAACCCAGAGACATTGCTACACCTATGGGATTCTGGAACAGGCCCAATACTCAGACTGGCTTTTGGAGATACGGCTGTCACAACTGGAGATTACTATGGGCGAATAGAATTTCATGGTAATGATCAAACAAGTCCAGGGAACACTGATGGTGTAAGGGCTATGATTGCAGCATATGCAGACAGTCCGTACTCTTCCGGGCAATCGAATCTTCTCTTCTATACGGCAGCAGCGACAGCGGCAACGGAGAAGATGAGGATTGACCAGGACGGCAAGGTCGGCATCGGCACGTCGAGCCCGGCCGAGCTTCTGGAGGTTTCGTCCAACACCGGACAAAACCCGATAGATCCAACGGTTATACGAATTTCAACGACAAAGGCGGCGGCGTCTAATTGGTTGACGACTACGGATTGGGGTAGGTTTGAATTTTACTCTGCTGACGAATCTAGCTCAGGTCCAAAGGTTCATTGGAGTATTGGCGCAAGATGTACTTCGACAACTGGTGGCCTCTCCAACTTGGTGTTCGGCTCTGCGTCTTCTTCAGAAGCTGTGGTGTTCACGGACGCCGGCGATGTCGGCATCGGAATAGCGGCTCCAAACTATGAATTTCACTTGTACAAGAGCACAAACAATCAGACACAAATGGTTGCCGAAAATCCAAATACCGGTACTGGAGCAATTGCCACAATCTTAGCTAAGGCTGATACGGGTAGTTGTACCTTGCAGTCGTTTAGTAGGGGTTATTCTGGGACATGGGGTGGAGTCGCATTGGCTAATGCTTGTCGTCTCAGGACGGACCCTGGTGCAAGTGTATTAATGATTGGGACTGGTGGGACTGGCGATGATCTCCATTTCTTGACCGAAGATACTCTGGCCATGACCATCGATGGGGCAACCCAGAACGTCGGCATCAGCACGTCGAGCCCAGGCAGCACTTTAGAAGTGAATGGGACCCTTTGCGCAACTACGATAGGTAGTAGGGATGATTCTTCTACTTACCATTCGTTTTATCTATCAGAAGACAATACCTACGATAAAGTGTGGATTGGTTCAAATCGATTCAGGTATTATCCTGCCACTGATCAGTTCGCTAGAACAGACGCAGCAGATCTTGCTTCGATGGTACTTTTGAATGCCGATGACATTGAATTTTATAATCAGTCGGCAGGCACCTCCGGGACGTACAGTCTAACGCCCACCATGATAATTCAGGGGACAGGGAGTGGTAAAGGTAATGTCGGCATTGGAACAGCAACTCCAGCTACTAAGCTGCATATATCAGCCTCTAATGCTTCGGGGGTAGCCAATGCTTTGCGATTTACCGACACGGACGGTGGATCATCAGCTGAGCAGTTCTCAGGTCTAATTGAGTTTTACACCAACGACGTAACTCAGGTCGGTGTCCATTCGAGTATAGGCGGCATCACAGAAGACACCAATTGCAATGGTGCATTAGTGTTCTATACAGGACAGGCTGCATCAGCTGCTGAGCGAGTACGTATCGATTCTTCTGGTGACGTCGGCATCGGCACTGCGTCGCCTGATATGGCACTAGATGTCAATGGGGAGATAAGGGCGAGCACTGGAATACTCTTTGGGAGTGACACCGCAGCTGCCAATACTCTGGACGACTACGAGGAAGGCACGTGGACGATTACGTGCCTTCCTGCCACTAGTGGGACGGTGACGCTTGCTAATACCACGTGTAGATACATCAAAATAGGGGCTATGGTCACTTGCCAGGGATATATCGAGGTGAGTTCTATTTCGTCCCCGGTTGGCGACCTGCAATTTTCGCTTCCCTTCCAAAATAGTAATGATGGGTTTCGATCAAGGTCGATTGGCACTGTAATGGCTCAGCAGTGTGACATCGACGCAAACGCCAAATACCTAATCAGCTTCATGATAGAAAACCAGACGTATTTCTCTATACGGGAGTGTTTTGACAATGCCAGTGCCGACACCATAGACGGGGCAGATTTGACTGCTGGTGATAAATTTTATTTTAGTTTTAGCTACGTACCCAAAGCATCGTAAGAAAGGAAAGCCAATATGGCAGCACAAATTACAATTGCAAAAATGCAGCTACATCCAGCCAATGAACCGACCTGCTACGCAGTTGGTTTCTCAGTCAAAGTCAAGGGCCGCAGCTTCTACCGTGACACCGCGGTCCCACTGGATCAGTGTACGGACAAGACCGAGGAAGAGATCTGCGACTTGGCTTACGAGCAACTGCGTGACGGCATCGAGTCTGCAATAACAGTCCGTGACGCCAAAGGCGAAATTGTCGGCGAGAAGTACACTCCGAAACCAAAGCAGGAACAGGGCGAGTAGTTTTTTTGGCCTGACGGGCTTCTGAGAAGAGGTAGATGCCAGCATGAACGACATGCCGCTAGAGTTGATTCTGGAAAAGAACAAGTTGTCCTCGGTAGGGACCTGGACGCTCTTGCTAGAGCTGATCCCCCTGGATGAGACCGTGGATAACGAATACTACGTCAAGGACACTCAGAGTCACGATTACGACGGCCAGACTTATGCGGCGGCGGCGTTCGATATTGACACGTCCAAGAGCAATGCGGATGGCGAGCTGCCCACCACAGAGCTGACTGTGTACGACACGAACAGGGCCTTGCGATTAACCCTGGAAGACAATGACGGCGGTGTGGGCTGGGCGGTCAAGATGACGCCGTTCAATACCAGCCTGCCGAGTCTGGATTACTCGACACTGACCCAGGAGTACGTCGTGATTACCACGACCGACGATGCACAAGGTATCGTGTTCTCGCTGGGCGGGCCCGTGAGACTTCGTACGCGCGTTCCGCCCGACTCCTACTTTGGCAATTACTGCCGTCACCACTATGGCAGGGAGGTGGATGGCTTGATTGGCTGTGATCATTGCACCTGGTCGATCAGTGGCTTTGTGTTCAGTAGCACGGACCCGGTGAAGGTGACAGTAACATCGCATCCGTGGAGCACAGGCGACAGTGTCACCATCTACAGTAACTCTTCTTATTCTCCGTCGCTCGACACCACGTTCACCGCGACCAAGGTGGACGCGGATACGATCAGCTTGGATGGGACTGATAGTAGCGACTATGTGGGGTCTTACCCGGGCGGTGGCCAAGTCTATTTCGCAGGTTGTAAACGCATTTTATCGGATTGCCGACTCAGGGGAAACTCAGCGCGTAGCGGGGGCTTCCATGGGATTCGGTCCAATACAGTCCGATTCGTGGCATGACTATGAATGATTGTTCAGACCTAATCGGTTTGCCCTATGAACTGGGGGGGCGTGGGCCTGACAGCTATGACTGTTGGGGTCTCTGTGTCGAGGTGGCACGGCGGGGCGGAATCCTTCTGCCTGACGAGCCGACCCCTGTAGACACAGAGACTGCCAACGGTCGATGCGTTTACCACATCAAAAAGCACTTTTTTCTGCTCGATACACCGGAGCCATTCGCAATCATTGGTTTTGATTTGTTGGGGAATTACCACGCAGGGATTGTATTGGAGAATTGTGTGCAGTTCATGCAGGTGTCAGAGAAGACGTGCGTAACAGCGCCATCCTTATCTCTGCCCTGTTGGCAGAGGTTTATTGTGGGGTACTATCGGTATGTCGGCAGCTCAAGCAACATTCATCCATAATCCGTTTGATATCACAGACCGGGACACAGCTCCAGTCCCTCTGGACCAGTATCCGACCGTGGGTTCTTTGTGCACGCCTTTGGCCGAGGCCGGCAGCCGGAACACGGTAGTGGTCAATGGGCAAGTTGTGGCTCCCGAGGACTGGGACAGCTACCAGCTCACAGCAACAGACCATCTCTTGGTCAAGCCCAAGGTAGAGTTCCAGTTTGCTGGCCAGCTCATAGGGGCTATGGTCGGCATGGCGCAGACAGCAGCAGCCTTTGCGCCGTATGGCATACCTGTTGGAGTCGCGGCCATGAAACTGGGTTTTGCTGTGGCCGGCGGATACCTCATGCGGGCCTTGAGCCCTACACCCAAGATGCCGCACTTGCGCGACATTGAGTTGGGCAACTCCCAGGTCTACAGTTGGAACCCGATGACGCTGCAGCAACAAGGCCTACCGATTCCCTTGAATTTCGGCAAGTTTCGGGCCTACGGCAATGTTGTCTCCTGTCACACCTATGACAACGACGACGGGGACGTTCAGTATGGCCGGGCAGTCGTGGCCATGGGAGAGGGGCCCATCGAGAGCTTCGTGTCTGGTTCTTGTGAGCTGGAGAGTCAGCCGATCGCACTGTTCCCGGATGTGAGCATTGAGACCAAGACCGGCGAGTACAACCAGACAGCCTCTGCTCTGGCATCCCCAGTCAAGCCCGAGTATCGCTACCAGGCAGAAGTCACTTACGACGACGGCACGGTTACGCGAGTACTGCCCGACGACGATGCCGATGATCTTGAAATTACCCTGTTGTTTCCTCGGGGGATCTTTTGGATCGACGACATGGGCGGCACGTCCACTCACTCAATCAATGTTACGGTCAAGATTCGCGAAGAGGGTGGGGCCTGGAGCACACTGGCAAGCGAGACCGTGTCCAAGAACACAACCCAGGCCTACCGCAAGACCTATGTGGCGTCCGAGACATACTCGGGTGGATCCCCGGTAACGATCGCCCAGGGCACTAAATACGAGGTCAGCGTACAGAAAAACACCGCAGATCAAAGCGCCTCGCGATACGGTGATATCGTGTACCTTGAATCGGTTCGGGAAGTGCTGAATGACGCATTTGAGTATCCCGGCATCGCATACGCGGCCATCGAGGGGCTCGACATTGCCCAGTTGTCAAGCGGCCTGGACATCTCGTGGGAGATCGAAGGCCTCGTCTTGCCGACCTACAACGGATCATCCTGGACGATTCAGTACAGTAACTGTCCGGCCTGGGTGATCTACTACCTCTTAACCCTGCCGATCATCAAGGGCGATGGCGTTAGTGTCCCCTATGAGATCGTGGGATACAAGGGTCTGCAGCCATCCCAAGTGGACTTGACTAAGTTGTACGAACTGGCCGTCTACTGCGACACACTGGTCCCGGACGGCAAAGGCGGTACTGAGAAGCGGATTGAGATCAATCGTGGCTTTGATACGCGCACCACCATATGGGAGGCCGTTCTGGAGGTTTGCCAGGTTGCCCGGTGTAGCCCGGTGCTCATTGGCAACAAGGTCTCCCTGGCAATCAACAAACCCAAGACAGCGGTTCAGGTGTTCAATGTGGACAATACGAACCTGGACAGCTTCAAGCGCACGTTCCTGCCGATATACGACCGGATCACTGAGCTTGAGGTGATCTACAACGATGCTGAGAAGGGCTACAAGAGAACCATCCTTCCGTTGATCGACACGGCTGCGGACGCCAGCCAATACAATAAGACCACCCTTGAGCTGATCGGCTGTACCCGGGAGTCCCAGGCCTGGAGAGAGGCCCTGATAAAGCTTAACATGAACAGGCTCCAGAAGTGCCAGATCGAGCTTGGGGTGGACGTGGAGGCCCTGGGCTGCACTGTGGGGGACTGTATCAAGATCCAGTCGTCCATACCCCTCTGGGGTGAGCATGTGCGCGTGTCCTCTGCCACATCCAACACCGTGACCCTGCTCGACAATATCGAGACAACGACCAGCGATGACCAGATCTGTATCCGTACCGTTGACGAGACCAATGAAGAGGAAGAAATAGAGACCTTCGACGTGCTTAGCGTGGCAGACAACGTCGTCACCATTGACGGCACCTGGAGCAATACCCCAGTCGAGGGCAATACCGGTTTCTACGGAGCCAGCAAATACGTAACGAAAAACTTCGTAATCTACCACCTCGAGCGCACCAGCAATATGGAGGCGGTGATCCATGCAGTGGATTACTACTCAGACATCTTTACCGATGACGTAGAGACGCCTGTGATTGCGTACCAGAATTATGACGTTCCGAGTGTGGCCGACAAAGTAGTCAAGCCCTTGTCGATCCAGGATGTGCGCAATGAATACCCCAGGGAGGTCGTGGCGGACCTGATCAGCACAGACACGCCCATGCGATCCGGTTTTACCTGGACGGACAACAGCCCATCTGCCGGCCATGTGGCGTGGAGTGAGGGGACGTTGCTCCTGGAAGGCGACACGTACACTATCGCGGCGGGCAGTACAAACTACCCCTTCCTGTATTGGGACAAGAATAGCGCCAATACGACATTTCAGGGCACAGCGACCCTGCTGGACACCGTGGGCGCCGGCAGGTTCCCGGTTGCCCTGAACAAGAACGGAACGCTTGTCCTGCTGGTGCCAGACGCGGCAACCTATGGAGATATGGTAGTCCCTGACACCCTGTCAGTCGATAACCTGGCTGAAGGCTCCAGCTACAAGCGCTATGCGGTGGCAGATCAGACCAAGCTATCCGGCGTAGAGACCGGTGCCGACGTGACGAGGGATCACGCAGACGAAATCTCATACATCGGGCCGTCGGCCCCGGGATCACCACGGACCGGCTACATGTGGCTCGATACCTCCACAAGCCCAGATACCCTTAAGAGATATAACGGAGCTACGTGGGACGATATTGGGACTGTACACGCATCGTGGTCGAATGTGCTTGACGATGGGGCCAAGCCCGAAAACAACGCGACGGTCGGCGCCACCTGGAACGTGGATATTGCCAACCAGCCGGATCATCTATTCCAAACCTTCTTCCAGGACAGTGAGCCCGGATCTGACATGGACACGGGCGACTACTGGTTCGACACTAATGACGGCAACAAGCTCTATCGGTACAGCGGGGCAGCCTGGGTGGAAATCCAGGACGCGGATATTGCACAGGCGCTGAGCGATGCGGCGGATGCCCAATCCACAGCGGACGGCAAGGTAGTCACGTTTGTGCAGACATCTGCGCCGACCGCCGAGGGAGCGGGCGACTTGTGGCTGGACTCGGACGATGGCTATCGCATGTACCGCTGGAGTGGGTCCGCCTGGGTGGATGTAAGGGATTCGGGGATCGCTCAGGCAATCACAGCGGCGGCTGGGGCCCAGGGCACGGCAGACGGCAAGGTGACGACGTTCTATCAATCCGGCACGCCCACGGCTGAAGGGGCCGGGGATCTCTGGGTAGACACCGGCAACGGGAACCTGCTCAAACGCTGGAGTGGATCCGCCTGGACAGCGGTCCAGGACGCAGACGTCTCTACCGCAATAACCAACGCGGCGACGGCCCAGTCAACGGCGGATGGGAAGATCGTTACGTTCATTCAGGCATCTGCCCCCACGGCGGACGGGACCGGAGACATCTGGATCGACTCGGATGACGACAACAAACCGTATCGCTGGAGCGGATCCGCCTGGACGGCAATCGGCTATGACGTGGCCACCTGGTCCAAGGTTGCTGGAACGGGCAAGCCGGACGACAACGCGGACGTGACCGCAGCCCATGCGGTTGACATTACCCACGTTGGCGGTACAGCACCTTCCACCCCGCAGGCAGGCTGGATCTGGTTGGACACATCCACGAACCCGGACACCCTCAAGCGATACAGTGGCTCTGCGTGGGCGACAGTCTCCACGGTGGGGTCCTTGTGGTCCCAAGTGGTCGATGACGGCAATGCCCCGGCGAACAACGCCACGGACAACAGCTCGTGGGCCCATGCGAGCGACACAGCCAAGATGGACGGCGGCATGATCTACGCCGCGAGTATTGTGGCGGGCATCCTGGCGTCAAATGCGGTCGTGGCTGATAATATCAACGTGGCTAGTCTCTCAGCGATCTCTGCGGATCTGGGGAGCTGTACAGCGGGCTCGTATGAAGTGACTACTGCTGGCTCCAGGAAATGGAAGTGGGGGCCGTCCGGTATCCAGATCACGAACGACGGCTCGACCTGGCTGAATATCCTGTACGATACTGGCTCTGAAATCGTACTGAACGCCGACTACATCAAGACCGGTACATTGGAGGCCGACCGGGTCGACACTAACACTATCAACGGCATATCAGCAGGTTTTTACCGGGTATTGACCTCAGACGCAGGAATTGAAACAGGCTATTCGGTAACAAATAATTACACGGATGATATCATTTACACCAGCGAGACCATTACGCTAACTGACGATTCTTATATCTCCGGCACCATTTCAGT